TAAGAAATTGCAATTTTCGGATCATGAAGTGGTGTTAAAGAATTTTTTCCATATGTACTGTTCATGATCATTTTCAAATATTGAACTTGATAAGAGTAAAGTTTTCCTTCAATTATTGCAGGTTTTACAGGTTTTACAGGCATTAACAGACCTGGTGTTTTTACAACCAGAGGAGCAGCTAACAAACCTGTTAAAAATTCTCTACGTTTCATTTTTTACTTACCTCATTCATTTTCATCGGCAACGTTGTTTGGATACTTGGGAAATCAACCATATAGGGGAACGGTAGTTTAAGGTTGATTGATTTCAGTGTTCCTTGATCACCTTTCTTTAAAGGTTGCATATCTATCGTACATTTCACCACGTCACCAACTTCAATCATGACGGATCACCAAAATTCATGATTTTGTCACACATCATAAAATGACCTTTCTTTGTTAAATCTATATCTAGAACATATTTAAAATACATTATATTTTCGTAATCTGAAATCAATTTTTGAAACATTTCATCTTATTCAATCCATTCTTGTTCATTGTCTTGAACCGCAAAATCCGTACCAGGATCAACGCGGTAATTCATCCATGTAACTTGACCGGTTGCAACGGTTGTGCCAAATGCAGGGTCTTGGCAACGTATTACACCACCAATTGCAAACAACACGTTAACAGCATCGGAAATCATTTCACGGCGCGTTAGTTGGTCACTTGATTGATCATGCACAACTGTTCCTGTTGTGGTTTGCGCTTGTACTGTAATCATTTCTTTACCCTTTCAGCTTTTACGATTGCGATTTGATTGCGGCGTTCTTGTAAAAACCCAACCGTTGCATGTTCTAAATGCGGCGCAACCCAACTTTTACCTGTTGCGTTACCAGTTTGCCTAAATTGTTGCGGTGAACAATCTGTTACAACATTTCCATTTTTATGTTTTTTAATCACTTTGCAAACAGTGCTGAAAGCAAGCGGATTGTTTGAATATGAATGTGGAATGTGAAGGACTTTATCACCAACTTTGAATTCTTTAGACATCACTCGGCTTCCTTAAAGAGTTTCAACAAATCTTGAACCTTTTCAGGTGTGCAAAATTTATCACCGTTTTTCATTGTCACAACTGTTCCGGTTGTAGAGTATTTCCCGTGGTTTACAGTTTGACTTGATGCAACATGTGATATTTCATCAATGTTTATGATTGCCGTTTCCTCACGCCAAAAATTATCACCCCTACCAGTGTGTGGGTAAAATTTAATTGAAATAATCATCAAACTTGCCAATTCTGCAAAAAGTTCATCAAGTGTTAATTCATCATCTGAAGCGTAAGTTTTAACACCTTTGCTTTCAAGAAATTTTTCTTCATTTGCAATTTCACGTTCAATACCTTGAATATAAGTATTCATTGCAGGGTTGTGACCGTGACGTTCTTTTTCGTTTGAAAGACGTGTTGTCAAAGCGATAAGGTGATCTGTGTTGTAGGTCATTGTCATATCCATTTAGTTGCTGTCTTAGTTATAGCAATGGTCGTTGCGATGGTCAAGAACTATTTTAGAATATTGCCTAATTAATTTAATCACACTATATGTAGTGATCATGAACCAGATTGTAGAATTCTCAAGCGCATATCGCCAATTACGCCCGTCCGAACGCACGTTTGTTGATGGTTATGTAAGCGATCTTGAGACTAAAGCGGTTCGCACCGGTGAAAAACTTCACATGTTGTTAGCGCGCCCGATTGAAGTTGATGATCGTTCAGGTGAATATTTAGGGCTTTCCCTGGTTCGTGCTGCAATTGCTGAACGGGTGCGTGAACTTCAAGAGGAAATGGAACTGAGCGTTTATAAGACGCTTAAAGAATTGCGATCTTTGGCATATTCCAACATCGGAAATTACATGGAAATTGGTGAAGATGGTCAACCGTATTTTGATCTTGCCCGTTGTACGCCTGAACAGCTTGCAGCGGTTAAATCAATTGAGATTGAAGAACGCCCTAATATGTCGCGTAAGTTTAAATTCGTCTTGCATGATAAGGTCGCCGCGCTTGATAAAACAATGAAATACCAGGGCTTGCTTGATGATGATCATTGGCGTTCTGAAAATGCAAAAACGGTCAAGGCCGAAACCCTAACCGCTGATGCAACTGATGATGAAGCGGCGGATTTGTACGCCCGTATGATCAATGGTTGATCTTATACTGCTTTGCAAGAAACTCTTTGGTTTCATAGCCAAAAATGCCATCATTCATCGGATGATTTGGGTTGCCGGTGTCGAGCATGTGAACGGGTGTGTTGTTCAATTCTCTAACGGCGTCATCGTGACCAAGTTTCGCAGCTTTCAAAGCTTCTTTGCTTTCAAAAACCGATTGTGCAACCGTTCGTTTAACCATTGTTTTATTCCATCTGTTTTGTTTCGTTGTCTTAGTTATAGCGATGGTGTGTGTCATGGTCAATAGTTATTTTACAGATAATGCATCGTTGATTGGTTGGCGTGATCATGCTGATAACGTTGTTGAACTTGTTCAGCCCTGGAAACCTGAACCGCTTGATCATGAACAATGGCCACCTGATTATAAAGCTGTTTACGCATGGCGCATGAAACAGTTGCAAATTTTGCGTTCTGATCCTGCAATTCTTAAATCTGCAAAGGCTTATTATTCATCACGTCCTAAAGAATTCATCATGCATTGGATGGATACTTATAACCCGCGCAAGAAATCGGGAAAATGGATGCCGTTTGTGTTCTTTGCGCGGCAAGCTGAATTCATTGATTTTTTAGATGATTTGCGCAATGCTGGTGAAAGCGGGCTTGTTGAAAAGTGTCGTGATGCCGGTGCAACGTGGCTTTCATGTGGTTATTCTATTCATTCATTTATCTTTATTGATGATGACGCTATTGGTTGGGGTTCTCGCAAACAAGACTTGGTTGATAAACTTGGCGATCCTGATAGTATTTTTGAAAAGATGCGTCTTATTCTGAAGCGTTTACCGGACGTTTTTCAGCCGAATTATGATGCAAATTTCATGCGTATCGTAAACCATGACAACGGTTCAATCATCGGTGGTGAAGCTGGTGACAACATCGGGCGCGGTGGTCGTAAATCAATGTATTTCAAAGATGAAAGCGCCCATTATGAACGCGCTGAAAAGATTGAAAGCGCATTAGGTGACAACACCAATTGTCAAGTTGATATTTCAAGCGTTAACGGTTTGGGTAATGTGTTTCATCGCCGCCGTGAAGCCGGTGTTGATTGGCAACCAGGGAAACCGATTGCTGAAGGTTACACGCAAGTTTTCGTTATTGATTGGCGCGATCATCCTGAAAAAACGCAAAAATGGTATGATGATCGTAAAGCGAAATATGAACGTGAAGGTATGCTTCATATTTTTGCGCAAGAGGTTGACCGTAATTATAGCGCCGCTGTTCAAAACACAATCATTCCTTATGAATGGATTGTTAACTGCATTGATGCACATAAAAAAATCAGATGGAAAGATGAACACGGTGTTATTCAGACCGGTCTGACAGATGAACAGATTGGTAATAACTATCTCGCCGGTCTTGATGTTGCTGATGAAGGTATTGACCGCAACGCCCGTTCGTTGCGGCAAGGCATTGTTTGGCGTGATGTTGAAGAATGGGGTGAACGTGATGTTGGCGATACAACACGCAAGATGATTGCAGGTTGTCGCGATTATAAAGGTATTCGGGTTCAGTATGATGTTATTGGCATTGGTTCAGGTGTTAAATCTGAATTCAATCGCTTATTGTCTGAAAACATTATTACACGCGGTATCATCAATCTTGTTCCTTGGAATGCCGGTTCTGGTGTTGTTAATCCATTTGATCACGTTATTCCTGATGATGATGAAAGCCCGATGAACAAAGATTTATTCGGAAACATGAAAGCGCAAGCTTGGTGGTCAATTCGTGCAAGATTTTACAAGACGTTTAAGAACATCACAAAAGGCGTTCTTTACCCTGTTGATGAACTCATTAGTCTTGACAGTACCATGAAATTATTGCACCAACTGATGAAAGAACTTGCGCAACCAACACGCGGCGAAAATGGATCATTGCGAACCATCGTGAATAAGAAACCGCAAGGAATGAAAAGCCCGAACTTAGCTGATGCGGGAATTATGATGTACTTTCCTATTGAGGATAATCACGGCCATGCAGTTAGTGGAAATTATGGCGGCTCAGGTTAATAAAATCGCACGTCCTATTGCGTTTGAAAATGTCGGTGATCGTGAAACGGTTGACGGTGTTGACAAGCGTTCAAAAGATAGCGCCGCAATGGTTCCTTATTGGGATAAAACAGACGCTATCATGGGTGGTGTTCAAACCATGCGTGATAGCAAAGATCAATATTTACCAAAGTTTCCAAAAGAAACAAAAGATGATTTTGATTTTCGTCTTGAAGCGACAAAATTCACAAACATCTTTCGTGACATTGTTGAAGGTCTATCTGCAAAACCGTTTGAAGAACCTGTTTCACTTGTTGGTGATGGTGTAAATCAAGCGTTTACCGATTTCATTGATGATGTTGACGGTGATGGAAACAATCTAAGCGTATTTGCAAGTGCTACATTCTTCAGCGGCATTGCACATGCGATTGATTGGATTTTGATTGATTACCCAACGGTTGACAGTGAAAAGGTGAAAACCAAGGCTGATCAAAAAGCCGCTGGTGTTCGCCCGTTCTGGTCACATGTTCTTGGACG